ACTTCATCGTTAATTTTAACCCATGGGAAATATGTTGCCGAATAATTCGAATCTTCTTGTTCTACCTGTGTTGTAACATCAGATATTGTTGAATTATAGTTACCAGCGTCAAACACATAGAATGTATCTGCTCTATCTTCTGCTGTTGTTCTAGCTTCAACATGAACATTCGAATGATCTGTTTTGTTAATACCAGGTAAAACTAACATGTTAACATCAATTTCATCTGGATTTGAAATAGTTTTTATAGCGTTTGTAAAGTCTGTTTTATTAGCTCCACTATTTGAAGGATCTGCTGGTCCTAAACCATCATAAATATCTCTTCGTGGGTTAAATCCATCTGTACCACCTTGGAATCCTACTATAAATTTCTTAGCTGTTAGTGATGAACTTGCTACTGTCAGACTACAATCCACATCTAATGAAAATTTAGAACTACTAATTACATTAGTATCAGGTGTTGGATTTAGGTATGGTAAGATATCTAAACTGCCTGAAGTACTATCAAAAGCGGCTCCATGGAATATTTTAGTATTTGATTCACCATCACTACCAATTTGACTTGTAAAAAATGGAATATCTATTTTTCCAGATGAAGCTGCAGTTGTTATAGGATATAAGTATTCTTTATGTCCAAATGGATATTCATTTACATCAGGTACTCCATTCATTATTACTCTAATATAATTAGATTTAACTGGATAATCGCCTGTAGCTACTTCCACTTTCTTTTTAGTTGTATTGAAAGTAAATTTAATATCACCGATTCTTCTTGCTATATAATTAACTGAATCAGGGTCTAAAGTAACACCAGCCCAAGTTTCTAATACAGTTTGTCTTTTATCTGAATCATCAAATGCTCTAACAATAACATCAAATGAAGAATAATCTGTACCTGGTGTTTTTCCTGGTTCTTTAATGTTTAAGATACCTACTTTTATTTCTCTATTAGCGTTATCACCATCAGATAAAGTTTCAAATCTAAATAAGTTTCTTATATTTGAAGTGTCAGTTTGTGGTCCAGTTATAAATGGTGTTTTTGCTGAAGAATATCCGTTAGCTACACCATATGCTGAATCAGTAGTTACATCAATTGTTAATGCTTGTGATGAATTTGTATTAGCTGTAGAATCACACTTATCTTTGAATATGAAATAAACATATCCTTTTGATTTTGGTGAATGAGCATCTGTTCCTAATACATTTGAAATGTAATTACTATCGACACTACTTAATGACATTGATGGAGATGTTATTCCACCAAAACTTGTAATTTTAAAATCTTTAATTGTTGCACTTCCACCATTACCCGCTACTATAGCTGCTGATGAAAAGTCTTGTTCAGTATTACTTGAATCACCAGATCCACTTGGGAATATAGCTGCTACAACCCCACTTGAACTAGCTTCAGCTCCACTTGCAAATGTGTGTATAGCTTGTCCATTTCCAAAAAGAGGTGAAGGACTACCAAGACCACTTGCCGCTGCCGGTGATGTTAGTTTATAGTAATCACTATCTGCTGTTCCATCAGGAGTAACATCTGTTATAACTTCAAATCCGTTCATACCAGAACCTGCACTACCAGTTAAAAATACTGAATAATTTATGACTTGGAAGTTTGTGTGTGTACCTGAAGCTGCAGGTCTTTGTGCTGCTGGTATATTTTCATATGGAGTTTCACTACCACCATATACAGAATGTGAATAATGTGCTGTCACACCAAAAGCTGGTGTGTCAGCTGACGCTGAATTTATCGCGTTTATTAAATTTATAGAAGATGTATAATGAGCTGTATGATTTACTTGGGAATTACTAGTTGCTGGTACATGACCATCACCCAAAGCAAAGAAATATTTAGTACCTGCTACATTTTCTAATAACCCCTTAGCTTGTTGAGCTAATAAAACATCATTAGAAGCAGAAACAGGTTCAAACCTTATAGCTACCCCATTTGACCCTGTTATAATTATTCCAGCACCTTCGGCCGAAGCGTCATTTGCTTTCATTTTATATGTCAATTGGAAAGCTGCCATTGAACTAGTTCCACCATAGTCAC